GACCACATCGACCTACTGGAAGACATCGCCGGCCTCGGTCTACGACTCCAGACAACAGGCAACGTCGCTCGAGAAGCACACTTGGTGAGTCTCAGTAAGCACGCCGAGATGCAGCAACGCACCGAGCTGAATCGGACGCAGGATGTTCGAGACTGATCCCATAGTGACGCTGTCTGACGCAGACATGCTGAACGCCGTCATTGTCGGTGCCCGTCGACGCATCAAGGCCTACAAACTGGGCCGGCCTGCCTACCATGTCAAAGCCGATCCGGGGAAACCACCGCCCTACTGGCAGATCGACCTCACTGGCGCGATCGGCGAACTCGCCGTCGCCAAATACCTGAACCTGTATTGGGACATGTCCATTGTCGAGGACGTCAAACAGGTAGAGGGAGACGTCGGCCGGTACCAGGTGCGGTCCACTGAACGGCCCGACGGTGGACTGATTATCCGCGACCCTGACAAACAGGTTCCATTCATCCTTGCGATCGTTACCGACAACGTCGTGAGGCTTCCCGGTTGGCTATGGAGAAGTGACGCACCATACATCGGCCGTGAGTTCCCTTCTGCGTCCGCTATGGCATGGCTTGTCCCACAACGCGAGCTGTACCCGATCACCGACCTACCCGACTTGGAGACACAATGGGATTCAACCTCAACGACTATGAACCAGTAGCAGCACGCCTGAATCGTTGGCTCGAGGACTGCATCGCCCGTGGCGTACGCGGCAGAGTCATCACGGACCTACGTGAACACACAGGAACACATGCAGTGTTCATCGCTTCAATATTCGAGGACGAGCTGCTTATCGCTACCGGATGGGCTGCAGAGTCAGTTGCCGAACGTGGCGTGAACGCCACCTCTCACGTAGAAAACTGTGAGACCTCATCGGTCGGACGCGCGCTGGCTAACGCTGGATGGGCCGGCACCGATGTCAATAAACGGCCGTCACAAGAGGAGATGAGGAAGGTCAAGGTCGCTTCTAAGGCTGCTCAGAGGCCTCCAGAGGCTCCAAACCCTGTTTCGGGAAATGACATACCCGAATCAAACACTTACGGCCGTAAGACACCAACTGAGAAGATGGCAAAGTTTCTATCTGTATTGGCTGACAGGACCGGTGCCGAAGTCCCTCCAGGCGCATTCGAGGACTTTGACCTATGCCGCTCCGAAATCGACCGCTTACAAAGCTTGAACGCATGACCACGCGCCGAGTCATCGCAGAGAACATCGACGAACGCAGTTTCATGCAGCTCGTCATCGAAACAGCGAAGTGGAACGGATGGCAAGTGTTTCACCCTCGCACCGTCCGACTCGACTCAGGACGCCACCTCACCGCCTACCAGGGTGATGCCGGCTTCCCTGACCTTGTCTTAGCCCATGAGAAGGCCGGCGTCATATTCGCAGAACTCAAAACACAGAAAGGCAAACCCAGTACCAGTCAACAACTATGGAGACTCAACCTCGAGTCCGGAGGAGCCGAATACCACCTCTGGAGGCCCTCGGACTGGTGGAGTATTGAGAAACGACTAAGGGAGACAAGATGAATGCGAAATGGTTACTTACCGAATCCAAAAACACGCTCGATCTGCTTCGCCGGCTCGACGACTCACTGCAAGGCAGCCGGAAATACCAGATACCTCCCGATCTTTGGGCATTACTGGTCACTCAGGCTGTGATGCTGTCCTCTGCCATTGCGACAACTGAAACACTCCAGGAGGCCGGCCTGTGACCGCTGAAGCATGCAACTGTGACGCTGCGGACAAACTCGCAGATTGTCGTATGGCGAGACATTGGTTGAACGAAGATGTCCTCCGACTAAAAGCCCAGATACGGCACCTCGAGTCCGAGATACGCCGACTCGAAACAGAAGTCCACAGGTAATCCACAATGCGATGCCGGCCTGTGGAAACTGCGGTACCAAAAACCGAAAAACGGTACCTCCCAGCGTGCCGGCCCTTTTTCAAGGTACTTGACAAGCCCACTAGAATCCCCCACCACTCACCCCACAGCACACTTTGGCCCGCGCGTTACGCCCTTGCGACGAGGGAGGCGCAGCTTGCGGAGCCACCCGACCGAGGAGCTACCCATCATGCTCAAATCTGACGCGAAGAACATCCTGAACACTGTCGAACGCAGACTGAAGCCATCACGATCCCCCTGGCATGGCGACCCAGTCGTCCTCGAGGATTGGGCCGACCTCATCCTCCACTACAACGAGGAACAAGTCCGAGCAGCATTCAGCCAACACCTAGAGGCCGGCACTGGACGTTGGCCCAACTACTACACCTTCCGCGACATACTCCGTACTGTCCGATCAAAGCAAAACCACCCATCGAACACTTCTGACTGCAACGCCTGTTCAGGCACAGGATGGGTACCAGACGGTGAACGCACCATCAGAGGCCACCACTACTCCGTATGCACACCTTGCCCATGCCCTGCCGGCCAACAAACAGAACGCACAGAGCTGTACACAAAGCACGCACTGCAACTCTGTGTCCCATGCAACGGCAACGGATGGCTTACACCGATTGCAGATAAACCTGAACGGTGCACAGAATGCAACGGTGGAGGCATCACTCGAGGCCAAACCTGAGTCATGCCACGCTGGGAAGACAAAGCAGCGTGCAAAGGAAAGACACACCTATTCTTCCCTAGAGCCAACCCCACCACAGAAGCAATGAACATATGTGCCGGCTGCCCTGTGATACAACAATGCAAACAGACAGCCCTTGAACTACAAGGCGAACTCGACCTGTTTGGCGTATGGGCCGGCATGACAAGAGCAGAACGCATTGCCATTACTGGCCGGCATTACGGAGGTTGGCACAGTGAGTAGGGTCTACGACACTAAGCAATGGAGAGACATGCGGAAGCGTGTCCTTGCTGAAGAACCAGTGTGCGCGTGGTGTCACCGCAAAGAGTCCACTCAGGTCGACCACATAGTCGAACTGGCGAACGGTGGGGAACCTTATGCCAGGGACAATCTGTGCGGCAGCTGCACTTCATGCAACGCGACTCGAGGATCCATCCTGGGCAATAAACGTAAGGCTGCTAACGCAGAGGCCCGTAGGCAGGGATTTTTTGGGTCGGACCGAAACCCTACCCCGCCTCCCCCATCTCCAAATCTCGCTCAAAACGGATCGAAGGTGTCTGATTCGGACACATCTGAACCGCCTGTCTTCGAGGCCGGCAATGTTCCGCCGAGGTTGGTCACAGCGATACATGGGGACAAGAGCTACGGCCCTGCCGTGGCCGCCTGGGCAGAATCGAACCTCGAGGTCGAGTTGTATCCGTGGCAGCAACAGTTCCTGTTCGGTGCTTTGGAACACAACGACGACGGTGATCTGCTGCACCGCTACTCAATCGGGTCCACTGCAAGACAGCAAGGTAAAACCCTTATGGCTGCTGCCCTTATCGGATGGTGGCTTACCGAAGGCCGGGTGATCCGTCACGGCCCACAACAAGTGCTCACCGTCGCGCAGCTGTTCACCACTGCCGAACTCATCCCACTGCAACTCTTCCCCGTCCTCGAGGCCAGATACCAGTTCAAGACCTACATCTCGTCAGGACGGATGATGGCCGAACACGAAGACGGCTCCTGGTGGCGAGTTCAATCGGCAACACCACGCTCCGGGCACGGCTTGACCGCCGACCTGCTGATCGTCGACGAACTATTCGCCGTCAACGACACCGTTCTCGACGCCGGCCTACTACCAACCCAACGTGCACGCCGATCACCGCTCGCAGTGTTCACCTCGACCGCCGGCACCGAAGACAGTCGGGCACTGATCCGGTGGCGTGAAAAAGGCATCCAACAGATCGAGTCGGGCCAACCAGGTCGAGTTCACTTCGCCGAATGGTCACCGCCACCGAACATCGACATCACTGATCGTCGATGGTGGCATATGGCTAACCCGTCGCTCGACCTCGGCTTCCTCACCATGCAAGACCTCGAGGACGGCTACAACTCGCCGAACCGCGACGCATGGCTGAGAACCGACCTCAACCTGTGGACCGCAGCTGCTGGATCGTGGATCCCTCACGGCATATGGGATACCTCAATCACCCCCGACGCCATGCCGGCCGGTGGGATCCTCGCTGTCGACTCCGACTCTGACGGTGTCAACTTTGTTGGTGTGCGCGCAGCTCGACGAGACGACGGCCGAATCCAAGTACAAACAGAGTTCAGAGTTGAAGGTCTCACTGCTTTATGGCCGGCAGTCTAATAACTACTCGAATAAAAACACACGACCCTCGCACTAACTCCGGGGCTTGCACAGATGGTCCCCACGCACCTCGAGCGACGAACCGTGA